TTATAGATGTATAGGGGAAGGAGAAACCACAGCTAATACATCACAACCAGTAACTCAAGTTGATTATTGGTTAAACCCAGGAGTTTCCTCTTCTGCTGCTGGTTCACATCAAGTTTATTCTGGATCAACTTGGGCAGGTACAGGTATAACTGGTAGTGTTCAAATAACCGATAGTGATTTTGTTTCGGATCAAGTAATTTCTTTCCAACATTCATTTGTTACTACTGCTATTAATGAAAGAGGGGGAAGAGATGAATTAAGAGTTCAACTTAGAATGTATACAGGTTCTACACTAAACACAGTAGCACCTTTTAATTTAGAAGGAATTGATGCAAAAATTTATACAGATATTGGTGGAGTAACATTATTAAAAGATGTTGATCAATATGGTTGGTTTGATTATGAATTAATTGAAGACCCAGATATTAATTTAAATAAGGGTGCTATTCAAAATAACTATAAATACACGAGAGCCGTATTTAAAAAAGGTTTACAATTTTCTCTTGATTGGGAAATGTATGAAACCATGTATGACTTAGGTATTATTAGAGAAACAAGACCAAAACAACATTTACCAATAATAGGAATTGAATGGATTATAAGAGGTAATACCGGAAATAGAACATTAAGTACTTCGGATATTATTAGATGGAGGCTTACAGGTAATTTTGTAGATTCTTCACGTGGTTATCAACAAGGATTCTTTTTCCCTAATACCTATACTGGTGCAATGACACCAACTATTATTAGAGTTCAAGGAGCTGCTGATTACTTACTTGATGAAGCTAATAAAGCTCAAGCACCATTTTGGGTTTATACAGGTTCTTCAGCTAATTCAGGCAGTAATTTCTTAGTAATGTCTTCTTCTAATATGAATGAAGCTTATGGTACCTCATTTAGACAGGGTGAAATAGCTTATATTCCTGGTTCTTCTCAATACTTCCCTGGTGGAATAGAACCTGTAGGTACAAATTTTGGTAGAATAGAAGATCCATTAGAATTACAAGAAGGTGATGAAATTAGATTTGGTAATAATGAATCATTCACTTATACTATAACCGAAGTATTTGCTCCATCAGAAAATATTTCAAGTTCTGGTGCTCCAGGTGCTGATAATCTTGTTGGACAATTAAAAATTAGATTAGATGGTGTAGTACCTACAACAGTGAATAAAGATTTCTTTTTAGTAAGAAGACCAAAAGTTTCGGCTAATAATCTTTTATTAGATTATCCATTCCCTTATGGTGTTTTAGCAAGTGCTAGTATCTCAGAAGGAATAGTTGTTGGTACAGGTTCATTTGCCTTAACCGGTAGTGGTGCACTTAATAATCCAAATGCTGATGGTTACACAGGTTCATTTAGTGAATTAGAAATAGCTACTACTCCAGGTATTTTATACCCAAGTTTCCCAACTGAATACTTAGTACAAAGTGCTTCAATAATAGTAAATGAGTTAATTTCTAAAGGAATAATAGAGTCTTAATAGAATACATATTTATAACATATAACAATATTTATATAAAAAAACAAAATGGGATATTTAAATAACGCAGTAATAACAGTTGATGCTATATTAACTACAAAAGGAAGAGAATTATTAGCAAGAAATGACGGTTCTTTTCAAATTACACAATTTGCATTAGGAGATGATGAAATAGATTATACATTATATAATCCTAATCACCCATCTGGTTCTGCATACTATGGTGAAGCAATTGATAACATGCCTCTATTAGAAGCATTTCCAGATGAGCTTCAAATAATGAAATATAAACTTACAACATTACCAAGAGGTACAGCTAAATTACCTGTATTAGACTTAGGTTATGCAGCTATTACATTAAAACAAGGAGCTCAATTATCTATAACACCACAAACACTTAACTATTTAGGTAATGAACAAACATTCGAAACATCAGGTTATAGTGCAACAATTGGTGATGTTAGATTAATGAGTAATTTTTCTGGACAAGGAATTCAATCTGAAGCAGCTGCAGCAGCTAATGAAAATGCTACTGAAACAATTGGAACTAGTGTTTCTAAAACAGTAATAGGTACACAAATTAATATTACTGCAACTACTGTTAATACTTTATTTGGTTCAAATTCCCAATTAAGATCAACCCTTACAGTAGTAGGATTAGATAGTGGAGCAAGATTAACTATCCCAGTAACAATAACTAAACAATCATTAACTTAATAGATTATGGCATTTAAACCTTTAGACTCAGAAGATTTTGTAGTAAGTTCAGATTCAGTAACTTCTACAGTTTGGAGTAATAACTCTCCTTCTTTAAATGAATATTATACTTCATCAATACAAAAAGAAGGTGTATCAGGTCCTTATTATTTAAGTGTTTATAACGCTCCTTCTACTCAAGATACTGCTTCTGTACAATTTCAAATTGCTTATGGTAATAAACTAGGTGGTGGAGGTATAAACTTTGATTCATCTGTGCCTAATGTTTCACCTACTACTACAATTTATGGTCAATATAGAACTTTAGTATTAGAAGATGAAGAATCTAATTTTATATTTGGAACTTCATTTACAGGTAGTGGTAATAATAATGATTTTTATGTAATTAGTATTGAAAGAGCAAGATATAAACAAGCTTTATTACCTGGTTCTTTAAATTTAATTTTATCAAGTAGTAATACAGCTGCTAGTTATAATGCTATCCATTTAACAGATGATTCAAACATGGTAACTTTACCAACTTATTATGGAACTCAAAGAGCCTATCAAATTATTTCAGGTTCAGATGGATCTTCCTATGATGGTGGTACTGGTTACACACCAACTTCTGGTTCTTATGGAATATTCCTTCCAGATATCTCTACAATACTTTTAAATTCAGCTGCTTTAGTTGATAATACAGCAACTGGTGGTGGAATTAATATTGGTACTGTTTCTGGTAGTGATACTAGTGGTGATAATCCAACAAAACTTTATAATGCTATTTCGGGATCCGTACCTGTACAAACAGCAGGTGTAACTAATCCTTTTGCTTTTAAATTAAATTCCCAAGAAACATTAACCTCGGATTATGTGTTTATTAGAGCAAGAAATAGTGAATTTAACTATACAGAAAATCCTTCATTTATATCAGGTTCAACAGGTGAAGTAATTTATTCATATTTTATTAATAACCCACAAACATTCCCAACAACAGTTGGTCTGTATAACGATTCAAATGAATTATTAGCTGTAGCTAAATTATCAAAACCTATACAAAAAGATTTTACAAAAGAAGCTCTAATTAGAGTGAAACTAGATTTCTAAAATGAATGAGCGCTTACAAACAATTCAACGCACAAGATTTAATAGTATCTCCATTTGAGGTAAATAAAAGTTTTTCTTTTATTGGTAGTGAAGCAACAAGTTCTAACGTAGGTATTCAATATCTTAAATCAAAACAAGGTAATTATATTGGTAATCAAAATGATTTAACTGGGGGAACAACAGAAGGAACCACAGAAATTCCACAAGTTTTATTATTTTCATCTATACAACAATTATATTATTCAAACTACATTTCCGGTAGTGGGGGTTTTACTGGTAATGCAACAACGGCTAGTGTAGTTTTAGGTGCAACAAGTTTTGGTGATAGACTAATTGGTAGAACTCAACAAACTAATTATTACAATTACGAACAAACAACCCTTTGGCCCTCTAAATTTTTTAATACTCATTCAGCTGCTAAATTAAATGTAATTTCAATCCCTCAAAAATTATTTGGTGATTATATTCAACCAAATTCTTTTGTTTGGGGGGATAGTGTTGATACATCAAAACAATTAATTGATGATGGTGAAGGTAGATTAAAGCAAGCTTCAACGGGGGATTATGTTATGGGTAATATAATTTACGATCATGGGATAATTACGTTTTTTAATTCTAAATCTGATGGTACAGTACTTAATTTAGCATCTAAATTTAATGCCCCTTATAATAATGTAACTTGTTCTTTTTCTAGTTCATATAAATTATTTGAAACACAATATAAAGCAACAATAAATGAAGACGAATTTAATTATACAACAAACCCAACAATAATTACAGGAAGTCAAATTCCAACGGTTTTTTCAGGTAGTAATATTGATTGGGAAAATACAGCTTCAGTTGGTACACCTTTAGGTTTTGCTACAAGTTCTTATTTTACTCCCTATATAACCACAGTAGGTTTATATGATGATAACTTTAATTTATTAGCCGTTGGTAAATTAGCTACACCACTTCAATCATCTCCAACTACTGATACAACTATATTAGTTAATATAGATAGATAAAATTATTTGTCTACTTAAAAATTTTTATTTATATTTATCATTAAACCTTTACTCTATGAGTTGGACCTATAAAACTAAAGAAATAGGCGATGTCACTCAATTTCCTGAAAACACTTTTGGATTTGTTTATATAGTTACACATAAACCTACTAATAAATCTTATATTGGTAAAAAGGTATTATACCATACTAGAAAACAAAAAATCGGTAAGAGAGAATTACAAAGATTAGAAAAAGCAGTAGGCCGTCGCCCATCATATAAATTAGTAGTTAAAGAATCAGATTGGTTAAGATATTATGGTTCTCAAAAAGAAATAAAAAATTTATTACTAGAAGGAAAAAAAGATGAATTTGAACGTCTTATCCTTAAACTTGCACCTAATAAAAAATTATTAACCTACTACGAAACTAAATACCAAATGATTTATCAGGTATTAGAAAAGCCTGATGAATTTTTTAATGATAATATTCTAGGTAAATTCTTTACAAAAGATTTTATTGATATAGAATTTAAAGATTTTTTGTCAGATTAAACTTAATTTTGTACATTAACATTTATGGTTAACCAGTTATTAGTTACTTTAGTGAACTCTGTATTGGGTTCGGGCAAGCCAACTGCTCGAAACAATTATGCATATCATTGTCCTTTTTGTAATCATCACAAACCTAAATTAGAGGTTAATTTGACTGAAAATCGTGAAGGAAAAAATCCTTGGCACTGTTGGGCGTGTGATGTTAGAGGTACTACTATATATTCTTTATTTAAACAATTAAAAGCATCTGCAGATAAGTTTACAGAGCTAAAGTCATTAGTTAAAACATCTAAATCAATTAGGGATACAAAAGTTGTTAATACTATTGCATTGCCTAATGAATTTATACGTTTAAATAACGTTAGTTCAAGCGATATAATTGCAAGACACGCGTTAGCATACTTAAAAAAAAGAAATATTAGTAAATACGATATTTTAAAATATAATATTGGTTACTGTAAAGATGGTTTATATGCTAATATGATTATAATTCCAACTTATGATGCAGATGGTAGACTAAACTATTTTACAGCTCGTAGTTTTGAGAAGGAACCTTATGTAAAATATAGAAATCCTTCTGTTAGTAGAGATATAATTTCTAATGAACATTTAATTAATTGGAATGTACCAATAATTCTATGTGAAGGGCTATTTGATGCCATAGCTATAAAAAGAAATGCTATTCCATTACTAGGTAAAAATATACAAAAAAGTTTAATGAAGAAAATAGTTACTTCATTAGTAGATAAAATTTATATTGCATTAGATAAGGATGCAATAAAACAAGCTTTACGTTTTTGTGAAAATCTTATGGCAGAAGGTAAAGAAGTCTATCTTGTAGATATGCAAGATAAGGATCCAAGTGAAATGGGTTTTAAAAATTTCACCAAATTAATCCAAAAAACACCTCCATTAACTTATTCATCCCTTATGGAGTATAAACTAGCAATATGATTAAAAAAACATATAAAAGGATAATTGAATTATCTGATGATCACAAACAAATTACATTACCAGATTCTAGATATTATAGAAGACATGGTGAATATTACCCATCTGTAACTTATGTTTTAAGTAGTTACCCTAAAGGACGACATTTTGAGGATTGGCTTAAAAAAGTAGGTTATAGTGCTGATTGGATTGTTAAAAAAGCGGGTGAGGAAGGTACTGCTACACATTTACTTATAGAAAAATATTTTGAAGGTAAAGAAATTAAATATTTAAATGAACATGGTTATCCTAAAATGGATCCCTTAGTATGGCAAATGTTTTTACGTTTTGTAGATTTTTGGGAAACATATAAACCTACATTAATTGAAACAGAAGTACATTTATTTTCAGATGAACTTAAAGTTGCTGGTACATGTGATCTTATTTGTGAAATAGATGATAAATTATGGGTCATAGATTTTAAAACATCTAATCATCTACAAACAACATATGATTTACAAGGTGCAGTTTATGCTCAAATGTATAAAGAATGTTTTGGTAAAGAAGCTGATCATGTAGGTGTACTTTGGTTAAAATCTAAATCTCGAGGACAAGATAAATCTGGTAAAAAAATAAAAGGTAAAAATTGGGAAATGTCCGTATCATCTAGATCTCAGGAGGAGAATTTAGAAATATTCAAATCAGTAAAAACTTTATTTGATTTAGAAAATCCAAAACATAAGCCTGCTACTACATCTTTTCCTACTATTGTAAAAAGAACTGTCTAATATTTATAATAAAATATTAAATGGGATTTACAAGAGGACCTAACATAGTAACAGAGAACTTGATATTTGCTATTGATGCTGGATCACCTAAATGTTTTAAAAGTGGTGATACAACAGCAACTTGTTTAATATCAGGATTTAATTGTTCTGGTGCAAGTGGAAACCCAGGTACTGGTACCCACACACCTAATACAGCTAATTTTCCTATTTATAGCAGTCTTCATGGTGGTATTTTTGATTTTGACGGGGGGAGTGGAATAAATATAGATGGTGATTTAGGAACTGCAACTGCTTCAACCATTTGCATATGGTTTTATAAAAATTCCAGTGGTACTCATTACTTTACTGATGGTAGAAATGATGGTGGTACTTGGTTTTTATCTAATTATACATCAGATAATATAAATTGGAATGAAAAATTAACTTATGATTTTGAAGATCCCTATAATGCTTCGGCTTCTGATTTTTTAAATCAATGGATACATATGGTTGCCTGTTCTGATGGTGACGGTTCTAAACTATATTTAAATGGGGTTGAAGTTTCAACTTCAACGTCTACTTCAGCAGATGAAGATTTTGGTATAAACTATAGAATAGGTACACGATATACTACTTCTTCCCAATGGTCAGGATATATGGGTCCAATTTATTTTTATAATAAAAAACTTAATGCAAAGGAAGCAGCTCAAAATTTTCTTGCACAAAAATCAAGATTCGGATTATAATGGGAACAGCAGGAGGACCAAAATTAGTAACAAAAGGATTAGCTTTAGCTTTAGATACAGCTTCTCCAAAATCATATCCTGGTAGTGGAAATGTCTTATTTGATCTTTCAGGTAATTTAGATGGAGAAATTTATGGTTCACCTAGTTTTACTTCTAATGATCATGGTACTTTTGATTTTGATGGTAGTAATGATTATGTAGGTGATTTTGCAGATGCGGCTATAGATCTTATTCAAGGTCAAACTAATTTTTCTTTAGGTGTTTGGTTTAAAATGGATGCATTAGCTTCTTTAAGAGGTTTAATTGGTACTTTAAATTATGGATGTACTAGAAATTTAGGTTTAGTAGCGGATGATACTAGTTTAAGATTTTATAACGATACAACTACTTGTAATTCCACTACTATTGGTGCTTATGTTGAAACGGGAAAATGGATTTATGCCGTTGGAACTTATGATGGAACTAATACCCGACTTTATGGTTTTAAAGATGGTACTTTAACAACAGCTAATACAACGGCTAAATCCGGTGCCGCAAATACTTTTACAACTGATTTCCAATTTTGGGGTGACCAATATGGACCTTATTATACTGATTGTAAAGGAGGAATTGGACATGTTTATAATAGAACACTAACTCAAGAAGAAATAGAACAAAATTATAACGCATTTAAAAATAGATTTGGATTATAATGTATACAGGACCACATTTAATAACAGATGGATTAGTTCTAGCAGCCGATGCTGGATCTCTACGTTCTTATGTAAGTGGATCTTCTACAGTAAATAATCCGGCTACACCTAGTTATATAGGAAGTTTAGATAATTTAGATAATACTACTTTTAGTAGAAATAATGGTGGATTTTGGGATTTTACTCATGATCCTACAACAGATGAAGGACAATTTATTACATATCAACCAAGTGATTTAACCCAGGGAGATGTTGCTAGAGCAATTACTTATGAATGTTGGGTAAATAGGCAAGATGTATCACTAGATTCTAATGCTAGAGTAATGTCTTCTGATATATCAGATTATAATGCTATTTATATTAACTCTAAGGGAGAAGGTAATGTTATATTTAGTATTAATATAGGTGGATCTCAGAAAACTAGACAATTACAATCTGGCAAATTTGGTTCTCCTGTAATACCTACAAATCAATGGTTTCATTTACTAGGAACAGCAACTTATAATGGGACTGATACTTATTCTCAAGCAATATATAGAAATGGAGTTGTAGGTCAAGAAACAGTAGATGGTTCTGTATCAGGAACTTGGGGTGATGGTACTACAAGAGCTTTTGCAATATTTTGTAATGTTGAAAAT